GACTTACACACTTCCCGCACCTATGTGCATAGTGACTAGTTACATAACGTCAACCTGTGAATATTTTCACAATCCATCAGTTTCACGTGCAACAAGTTGACATAACAGGTGCGCACCTATATGCAGGCACTTGACATAACGGCATCCGGGGGTCGGCTAACTCATGGGTCAAAGGGGGCCGAGGGACTGGTGCACTAAAAAATAGAACGAAGCCTGACTAAATTAGTCAAAACAGCAACAAATTAATATAAGAAGTGTCAAATTGAGAGGAGGTATCAAAAGGCCCCGTTACTTATGTTAACTTATATTATATTATATATCTATATGTAAGCGTCAACTTACGTATACTTATTTTTAAATAAAATAAAAGGGCCTCTGTTACGAGGCCCTTTTATAGACTTTAGATCGCCCCCTTCCTAGTTAAAGTAAAAGGGTCCCTTCATATCTACTCCTTAATAGTCAGTCCAGTAACGTTGGCCGCACCCGCTCCAACATGTCCACATCGTACCACCTCTGTACGGCTTTTCTACCAACAAACCTCCTAACCACTGATGACACGCTGGGCACGCTGGGGGGTCTAGGAAAATATAGGGGTTCCAAGGCTCGTTAATTTTAAACTTCTCTGTATCGACAGGCCAGATGGAGCGAAAATTCCGCAAGTACTTTAGCGCTGGCATTCTCCGCCCCTGTCATTGACATTATTATACTGTCTTTTCAGAATCTTGTCAAGTACTTTTTGTCAAGTAAGTGTAAGAATTTTGTTAAATTTTCCGTTTTATAACGCTCGTCGTAGCTTTGGCCCTCAGGTGCAAGCAAATATAACAAAATTTATAACCCAGCCTATTGACAAGTTACTTATTTATGTGCTATAATAAAGTGCATGGCCGGTACCTGTATAGTTTAGGAGTACAAAGTGCAAAGTCGCAGGATTGAAGACACCTCCGACCCGCTTTACGACGAGTATTTTGATAAGTTAAAGAAGAAAAACAAAGACTTAGTAGTCGCTGGTGACATTGTTATGTACGAGGGGCGAGATGGCCCTGTTCTACGCTGGGCTAGTGACAATAAACTAAAGAAACGCCCCGGTGCATTAGTCCCCGGCACTGCTTTACAGCTAAATCTAGACCACGGCAACGTTGGTGTCTTCGGTAGACGTGGTGATTTCAAACGCACCAACGCTTACAAGGCACTAGTTGAGTACCTCATACCCGCAACTGACGATCCTGAGGTATATGGGGGCCTAAGTTGGCTCCTCCACGAAGGTTTTAAGCAGGTAGAGGGTGGAGATGTCTACGTTGACGCTATATGCCCTACGGATGGAACTAGTTTCAAGGTCAAAGCCTACAAAAAGGGGGATTCTAAGGCTCTACAGACACTACTTGAACAAGTCCTTGAGCGCCCTGCTCAGCGACAGGAAGTCAATATTCAAGGTAGTGTTTTTCATGAATATATCAATCAGCCCTTGGAAGAAAACACCATCGAAGTCTTTACAATTAGTCCTGATGAGGTGCGAGAACGAGAGGAAAGGAGACTTCTAAATGAGTCAAACGATGTGTCCTAGGTCCAACTGTGGTGGACAGGTAATTTTATGGGGCACTACACGTAGAGGTAAGGAAATATCCTGCTTACTGTGCAGTCGCGCCTGCACGTGCGAATACTACACAGGTAGGCCATGCGAACTTCATGGCTAAACTACTTCCATATAGACGATGGCAGGTTCTTGGATATCGACCAAATGGGTGGAGCCTTGAGCACGTACATAAATGTGAAGCTAGATTCGGGGCCTACGTTACTTGTCGCCAGTGCGGAAAAACCGTCACTGCCGCCCACGAAATTGACCTCCAAATGGAGGCAGGCGAAGATTCCATCTATGGCCCACCTCATGTTGGCGTCTTGGGCCCGACTTACGATAAAGCGGAACTAAGTGTTAACCGTTACCTTAACCTTATGCGCGAGAAGTTTGGCCCTGACTATGTGCGGGTCAATTTAAACAAGCACCAACTATCCATTCCCACTACAGGTGCTAGACTAACATGGATGAGTGCTGACGTACCTGAAACCACACAGGGCCACACGTTCAGCGCGCTAATAGTAGACGAGGCGCAAAATGTACCAGACAATGTGTGGGAACTGGTTTATCCTACGTTATCTGTACGAAGAGCAATTGTGCGTGCTTTCGGTACACCGGACATTACACCTGATCAAACATGGTTCAAATCCCTCTACTGGCTTGGACAAGAAACTGACGAACCTGACTACCATTCGTTCACACTCAGTGCCTACGATAACGTTTGGATCACGCTAGATGAAATCGACCAAGCAAAGCGAACTCTTCCAGAACGCACATTTCGTATGCTTTACCTTGGGGAATGGGTTGACATTGGCGGTTCCGTTTTCCAGAACATCGACAGAGCGACCATCGACAAAGCCGCTCCCGGACCCAATTCTGGCATACGGTATGTCATGTCGTGTGACCTTGCAATGCGGGAAGACTATAATGTGGTTCTCGTCGCAGAGCGAGCCTCTCGAACAGTGGTCGCTCTCAAGCGCTGGAACAAATCTGACCTCATCCACACTTACGACCGTATCCGTGACATATGGGACGAGTACGGACAGCCCGTTGTTATCGCAGACGCCAGCGGTATGGGAGATGCCATCGTCTACGAGTTACGAGAGCACGGGATACGTAACGTACGGGGCGTTAAGTTCACATCAGCTAACAAAATGGAAATGGTCGGCAGGCTCCAAGGCGCAATCGAACACAGGCGCATAATGTTCCATGATTTTAAGCCCCTTATTGCTGAGTTAAAAGCGTACGTGTACAAGCAGTCACCGTCTGGTCGCCTAACGGCTGAAGCAGCTTCAGGCTTTCATGACGACTGTGTTAGCGCACTGTTACTTCTTAACGAGGGGTTGCGTGGCAGCTATGGTGCCGGTGAAAGTTACAAGTACATAGGTGCCAGCACCAACAGCACACTACACGACAAGATAAGGGGACGCGCTATGAAGTGGAAGAAGGCCATGAGTGGCTAATGAAATAGATAAGCTGCGTATGCTAAAGGGCCTTTATAGCGAGTATCACGCACAGGTCAAGGAAAATCGCAAGTACTACGATCTCGACTTTGCTGAAAAGGTAGTGCCCCCGCCTGATGAAAATGACCCTGAGGAGTTATGGGCTGTCATGGCGACTACCGCTAGGCGCGCTATTGATGACCCTTCTGACCACATTCTGCCCTTTCCACGCATAAAAGTACCGCCTCGTAACACAGAAACCAACGTTATGGAGGAACAAAAGGCGGCTGAGCTTCGACGTGACTTCCTAAACGCATGGTGGGAAACTGAAGAGAACGAATACAGCGTCCTCAGTAACGCTAGAAAGATACTACTAAATGAGGGTAGAGTCGTTGTCCGTAAAACAATTAAGTGGGGGAGTATTCCTGACTACCCCGGAAAAGGTGCCAGTTCTGCGGCAAGACAAAAGTTCCGTCGTGCGTTGGGCAAACTCGGACAACACGAATTTCTATGGAAACTCGAACTGCTGGATAACCTTACGGTTTTCGAAGACCCTTCGAATCCTCGTGATCCCGGATATATCTTTGTTGAGTACAAAATATTAGCAGAAGAAGCTAAGCGTCTATTCCCCAATGCTGAGGGCGTGCCCGCTGATGACTACTCCGAAGTAACCTACACCGAATACTGGACAAAGCCACAGTACAAGTTTGATGGTACGTATGAAGAGGGGGAGTTTAAGCAGTATATTGACGAGAAGCTGGTTAAGTCTAGCCCCAACCCTTATCCCTACATACCTATAGCTATTGAGGAAAGTGGCTACGGCACCTCCTACCATATGGCTAAACCGCACGAGCGCTATGTGGGACTAACCCAGCACACACATGATATCTTCGTAGCTGAGTCGCGCCAGCTTACAGCTATGGAAAATGTAGCCGAAATGACGGCATTTAGTCCGCTTCTCACGCGCAATATGCCACCTGAAAAGGAACTTAAGCTAGGGCCACGCAGTG